TAGACATGCTGGCATTAGCCATTACCAATTCTTTGTGGTCATTTTGCAGGGCTGTAAATTCTTGCTCCACGGAGTCAAATTCAGCCTGCTCGACCTTACCCTCACAAGCTTCAGCAACAATAGCGTTGTACAGCTCAGGGTGTTTTTCGATCAACTCAGCTTTAGTCATACTTCCTCCTGTATCGACAAACTCAATTTCTACACTGTCCTCAAAACGGGTATTAGTATTGTCTTGAGGTGCGACTGTAGACTTCGTGGCAAGACGATCTACAACCTTTTGCAGAGAACTAACTTCATGGGCCATTCGGTTGTTGACAGCATCGGCTCCCACCCTAACGCCACCTTTACCGAAATGTTCTTTTATGTAACCCACATCGTCAATTCCGAAATTTCTTGATAACTTTTCAAAGAAGACTTCTGCCATACTATCCAAGTAACGGACATACTCTGCTTTATCTTCTTCTTTTTCAGGGTCTAGGCGTTTCTTTGGAGAATTAGAGTTTACAATCTCAATATAATCGTCATTTTCATTCTTCTTAGGCGCAGCAATAACCACACCAACCGACCCTAATCTGGCTGTGGCATCCACTGACAACCTGTCCACCGCTGACGCTAACCAAAACGCCGCAGACGCAGCAGTTCCACTCACATAACCTTCAATAGGTTTTGTGCCTCTAGCCTCATAAATCTTGTCAGCAAACTCATTGATTCCAGTTGCGTGGCCACCTGGAGAATCAAAGTAAAACAGAATTTTACCTACTTCTGGATTATTCAATGCTTCATCAAACTCGGCATTAAGCTGGTCTAAATCATTCATTCCAGACACTTTTGAAAACATAGTGGCACGAGGGATAATTGGTCCAATAATGGGGATTATCGCTACATCAGTGCCTTGAACTACTTGTTGCAGTACTGTTTTCTTTTCGGTATTTTCTGCTTTTTCGACCATGGCTTCTTGAACATTACCTTCTCCATCCGCTATAGAAAGCATGAATTTGAAGTAATCCTCTTCTAAAAGCCATTGGCTTGAGCAAATTGCTGAAAAAACATGCTTATTCTTTTTCAGTCTCATTTTTATCCTCTTGCCGTTTAGTTTTATCTGCACCCTCTAAATGCGAGTTTTCTTGATCTTGCTCAGAACTATCAGCGTCTACCGATAATGCTAATTCAGGCCATTTTGCCATCTCTTCAGCATGTTGTAAACGCATACGGGTGTAATTCTTGAAGCCAAGTTTCTGCGCAACTACAGAAGGCGGTATTCCTAACGTATCAATCAAAGAGCCGTGCTTCACACCTAACAGACCCTTGGTTGCAGATTCAAAGTCAACCGATTCAGAGAACGGAAATGTAACTTCAAGAGATTCCCATAAAGGCACACTTCTGTTTACAGTCTTCGGTTCCTTATTCTTGTCAAAACCCACAACCTTCTTCACATTTCTATGCAACTTAAATTTAGGATCAAGTGTGGCTTTAATCCTAAAGATGTGACGCCAAAAATCGTAAACAAGAAATCTACGCCAACGCTCAGTTTTCATATCTTTACGGTCAGCTTCCGGCCCTCTGCTTGCCTTAATAGCAGCGTAAGTTCCTTTATTCGTTCCTGTCACCATATCTTCTGAACGATTTAAACCAGAAATAACCATCTGCATAATATCTGTGTCAGAATCAGAAATTTTGGTTAGGTTAGGATTCTTACAATCAACAGTCATACCTGGGGGCAAAATCAAAGTACCCCCTGGTGTTTTCGGCTTAAAGAAACCTGTCTTTTCAACTTCTTCTTCAGACAAGCTCATCCAACGCCTAAAAGACTGAATGTCGTCGAAAGTGGCAATCCATAAATAAGAACCTGAAGAACGTTTATGGTCAATCTCATAGCGTTTTAATTCTTCGTAATGATTGGCCCACTCAATCACTGTGCGCAAATGAGATGTATTTCTATCGGTAAAAAGTGATTTGTCCCAAGACATAATAAAAGTTTGATGCCCGTGAAACTTAGAAAATTTCTTATCACCAGTTTTGCCATATAGCTTATAAGTATTCTCTTTAAGAATTTTATGATTATCAATGGCTTTCTTCATGAGGTCTGGAAACTCTGTCATGTAAATGCTTGGCACAAGATAAGTTTCTTCTTCTCCAGCATCATTATCAAATTTCAGCACGTAGCCTATTGGCATTGTAGATTTTCTTGGATGAAAGATAATGCCTTTATGATTTGAACCAAATACTAAAGAAGAGGGTGGGATAAAATCAAACTCGCAAAAACCATCTCTATGCACAGTGCAGGCAATAAAAAGCTCTCCTTCAATTTCAGAACGCAACACCCATTTCTCAAAAAAAGAATACAGCCTGTTACGGCTGTCTGTAATAATGCCATCCATGTAGAGCTGGACATCTTCATACTCTGAATAAAAGCCAAATCCAGCCCCAGCCAAATAACCAGCCGTGTCATCTACAGCAGTAAAAACTTGTGGGTTGGTGTTGAACTTGTGCCAACATTCAGTTTGAAGCTCCTGAAAACCTGACATAGTTTCTTCAGAATAGCGAGCGGCTACAGGGAAACCTTCATCGTCAACAACAAACCCTCTTGCGCCCCCACCAACAGAAAATAATAGGCCACTAGACATCAATTCTTCATCTGACATTTTATTTATAAGTTCACGCAATTCTTGGCGCATTATTCCCTCGCATAGTTTCCTAATACTTGCTTATCCTCGTAATACATCCCACCAAAGGATGCAACCCCCCTAGAACGGAAATTTATGAATGTCAAATTACGCATTCCATACAAAGCCCACGCTTGAGAAAACACACTATCGTCTTGCACACCTTTGCGTTCATTTTTCTCTGGTGAGCCATACCATACTTTTTCTTTGCTCTGTTCAAACACCGTCAACTCTTCTTTGTAAATATCATCAGTCTTATTGCCTTGAACAGCGATCAATGGAACTTTGTAACGTTCACTTGCTATGGCCATGAACAATTCTGTAAAAGCTGATTTCTGTCTTTCAACAGTAGGTTGAATCAATTCAAACCCAATTTCATTTTCTTCAAGCCAAGGGATAATATCAAACATGCCCCAGCGTTCCGAGCAGAACATATCTACGCCATCATAATTTATGTGTGCTTGTTGCGCTATCCCTTTAATATCTTCCAATGAGTTATCAACAATATGAGCAAGACTGAGCACCACGTAAATATAGCTGTTTACTGTTTCTGGTGCATATTCAGAAAAGCGTGCGTTCAAAGAACCAGGCAATCCTTTCGCCATAACCGTAACAATAGTCTTAGCTCCCCATCCTATGTTCTGTTTTAGTGGGTCGGCTCGGTCAACACCGACTCCGATACACCATTCAGTTTCATAGTAGTCCCCTAACCTTTTCAAATCATCAATGGTGGCCATGCTATTAAAATAAGTAGCTTCATTTAATGAAAAAATACTACTGACAGGTTTTATTAAACTACCCAAAGCCCTAGCTTTAATACGGTTAGATTCTACATGATCTTCTAACCAACCTTTTTCCTGATTGTTTGTCACAAGCTTGTTCATTTCAATAAGCAAGTTTTGAATGCGAGTAGAGTTAGGCGCAGGTTTGCCAGAAGGTTCCACAGATAAAATTCTGGTGGCATCAATCATGGTTTCAGTAAACACTTTATCAATACCAGAATCCCATACGTTTCTAAAGTAACGATCAAATTCAGCAGGTGGAAACTTCAGTCGATAATCCTCTAACTGTTTTTGTGTCATCTGGGGGTTGAAGAAATCCGTGTGTACACCATTAGGTGAACAACGATAAGAGAAGAAGGTGTAACTATTATCATCGTCTTTCAGAGAGTTCTGGTAGAGTTTGTAAAGAATATGTGTTTTGGCAGACACAGTTGAATCAATAACGCCTAATGCGTTAGGCATGTTTCGAGTTGAACCGTCTAATTGGACAAAGAACTTAGGATTCTTCATGTCAAAGATTTCAGAGAATGTATAACCAGTAATATTTGATACAATACCTGAAAAACTGGATATACTACGTATTAAAGAGACTGTAACACCTTTGCTATTCTGTAGTTTTATCTCTTTTTCTTGTATGTTTTTGTCGCCAACAGCAGCTAATAGATTAGGACTGTTCTGTATAATCTCACGCATAATGTCGTAATGCACAAACTTTACTTGGTCTTTACTGTTTGCCCCAAGCACTATGGTCTGTTTTGGGAAGCAAAAGAACTTCCAAAGCTGAATTAAACAGGCAGCCAGGGATTTTCCCTCTCCTCGCATCCAGCAAAATATAATCAATCTATAGAGAAAACGTCCATGTTGCATTCGTAGTGCATCACGATAAATTGGTTTTTGTTCCTCCCACATACTTTTATAACTTCTGCCTGTCTCAGGGTTAGGAGTATCAGGCATTTGGCCCATAGGCGTCCATTTAGGCACTGGGTTATTTTCTTCATAGATAGCCAGGCAGACATTATCCTCACACCATTGAATAAAGCCTTCTCCACCGTTACGCCATTGTTTCATTTTCTCACGTAAAGGTGATGGTGTTTTTTTCAGTTTTCTTTCAATGGTTTCTTCTTTTTTCTTTCTGCCCAGTCCTCTCAGAGCAGTGAGATCAATCATGGTCTTCTCCCATCAAAGCTCCTACGTAGTCAGTGCCTCTAAAGCTAGGTTGTTTACTCAGGTCCAAGTTTTCTTTAAACCCAAGGTTATTCCACATTTTTTCAGTAGCGGCAATCTGGCTTCTTAGTTCTCTGACTATTGGGTGAACTTTCACATCACCGTTATCGGTGCGGTATATAAGTTGTTGAGCGGCGGCGTATTCGAGTTTGAGTTTAAAGAGTAGAGAGAACATAGGTAAGAGCATGGTTCCTAATCGCACGCCTTCTTTGGTGTTGAAAGTTTCGGCGCAGACATCGAGTGCGGCATCGAAGATAGAGGCGCAGTATTCTGCGTGTGGTTCACACGGTTTATTTTCTTTCCAGAACTCGCAATCGTGTCTAACCGGGCATTTTGCGGTGCAGGTGTGATTATAGATCAAGCTGATTGCTTTAGTTCCTTGCACACCCTTATTCAAGATCAAGTTCGACATAAAGTTTTACTCCAGCGTTTTTAGTAATTTTCTTTTCAATAATTTTAAAATTTGGTTTTGGCAACCCAATCCCAATTTCGCGCAGAAAAAGGGGAGGGGGTTTGGTAGAAATCGGGAAAATACAGGCAAAGTTTACCACTTCTTTTTTGACCTCGTTATTTATATAAATACACACACTTTTTATTCTTAAAATTTTCCAACCAAGAAAAAATCACGAAAAATATAAGTATTTGTTTTTATTGGTTAATAAAAAAGAAAACCGCATAGAGAACTTTGAGTAAAAAGCACGCAAAAATCGGTGATAATGGCAAAAAGACGCTATTTATATAAATACGCACATTTTCTAGGGAAGCAAATTTTCACGTAAGTAGTTTTACCAAGCAGAAAGATTATAAAGAAGAAAAGGTATAAGAGAACTTTGAAAAGATAATAGAAAGAATAAAACCACTATTTCTATTTCCTGAACACAGCAAAAACCACCCCCTGACACCAATATACCAAAAATCATTTCAAAGCCCGCAGGAGGGAAATGTAGGGCTAGAAAGATGTATCTGAGCAAGAGATTAGATACTACAGGTTTTAGCAATAAAGAAGAAAAGGTAAAATGAGAAGGTAAGAAGAAAAGATAAAGGCATATTGAATATTACCAAACAACCTAAGAGGCATTAAAAGACCAGTATTTGTACATAGTCTCAAAACCTGGTTGTTTTTCTGCCAATAGTTATGGAGGGGTATATAGGAGTGGTTGAAACAGTCGTATTTGTGCATATAGTCCCAAAAATCGACAAATTTTCTGCCCACAGGAGTGGGCGGGTGCCGACATCAGCCAACCACGCCATATCATTCAACATTTTCTAAGTGGTGGTCTTTGTTCACTTTTTTCAAATACCACTACTTAACCTGTTGAGATAACAGGCATATTTGTTTGATAGAGTAACAATGCTAAAAAAGTTTCAAGAATTGTAAAATAAAGCTTGTTAAATTGTTTGAGAATTATGTAAAATGCCTTTTATACAACATAACAATACAATCTGATCACGTTGATCAGCGGTCTTTGAAAAATGAATACTTGCTAACAAGCGCAAGCTGAAAAAAGACTTGTGACTTGTTAGCAATAGCAAGAGTAACAATTTAACATAAGAGATTATCATGAGCACAAAAGTTGACGAGAAAAAATTAGAAGCCTTTGAGCAAGCTTTATTAGCTGGTATTACTACTGGTGTTGTCAACCTTGATCAGGTTGATAATGTAATTCTGCAAGCTGGCTTCGCAGTTACTGAAAAAGAACATACTGAAGCTAAGCCAGTCAGCAAAAAAGAGTTGGCGCTTACTGCGCTGGCTGAATTTGTAAATCTTAATCAAATTACTAATAAGGCAGGCCAAGAGAATCTTCTGTCTGCGTTTGGTAAATACCAAGTGCACTGTTTTACGCCTGACAAGAGCAACGGCACATCACTTGTAAGCCATTATTGTTATCAACAGCTTAAAGCAGGCAAGACAGTATATCTTAGCGAAGTTCTGGCCTATGTGCGACAACACTTGCCGACGTATAGTTCATCAGGCCATTTTAACACAATTAAACGTCTGCTTAAAAAAGCAGGCATAACTTTAAATATTTCTAAAGGCCAATTCAGTATTGGCAAATAACCATAACCTTGTCTTGCCTAGTCTCTGAAGACTAGGCAAGGTTTAACACTCTAAAACGTAGGTGATAAGACAATGAAAAAATACCAGAGAAACTCGAATTTGCTCGATGACTACTCTGTAGCAGAACAAAGGTTAGTTTATGTGCCTCAATTTTCAATACAAGACGACGTTATTCTTGCTAACTGTGCGCAGACGCAGTTAGCAGAAGAGTTTCACAAACTGATTTGGCGAAAAGGTGAAAATCATGTATAAATTATTAGATTCATTAATATTTTTAATACTCACGGCAATAATAATCTTTGCCGTGGCTTATTTGCCAGAGTATTTTTTAAAATTCTTATAGAGACCTACCACAACCAAGCACAACAAAGCCTAGTCTTCAGAGACTAGGCTTTTTTTATTGCCTAAATCTAATCAACTATTCTTAACCATTGCCAGCTCTACACTACCAGAGACATAGTCTTATTTCACTTGTATTTGGCTTGTAAGACACTCTAACCATTTTGTAATGGTTAACACTAGCCAAGACCTGTAATGCCTCACACACCAAGCCAGAGGCATTGTGCAACGCCTGGTCTACTAACGATAACAACACCTGGTAAGTTACAATCCCTAAGGCTCCTTACCCATTCCTATTCTTGCCCTATCCTATTCTTATATTCCGGAAACCGCCCACAGTACTGGGACATGTGAATATAGTTATCATGGCCCAGGAAAGCCTGGGCGGCACTCAGGGCTTGTAATGCTTGGTTTTCCTATACTGTGCTTCTTTTTTCCTTCTTCTCTTCTCTTCCTTTTTTCTCCTATTTCAGCTCCAGAAAAACCTGGTTCTGAAATAGTTTAGAATTCTCAGCAATTCCTTAGGAAAACTTGGCAAGGAAAAGTAAAGAATATTACCAGCACTACAACCGCAAAAGTTCCGTAGTTCTGGAAAGTTTTAAAAAGATAAAATCATAAAGAAACCTTTTTCATTCCTTTCTTTTCCTTTTTCATTTAATTTATTCCTTTAAAATCTTTTTCAAACAAACAAACTTATTCCTACAAATTCCTTTTTCATTTAATTTAAATCTTTTTCAAATCTTTTTATTCCTTTAAAATCTTTTATTCCTTTTTCGCATAATTTTATTCCTTTCATTTCCATTAAAATCTTTTTCACATAAATTTATTCCTTTTAATTCTTTATTCTTTTTCCATTAAAACCATTTAACCTTATTCTTTTTCATACAGCTTAAACCTCCTCCTTTTCCATACAGCCCAACATTTTCCATATAACCATTCCTTTAACCTTTCATTTTCATTTCTTTTCCATTAAAACCTTAATTCTTTCTTTTCCTTCTATTTCCACTTTCTTTACAAACCTTTTACCTTTTACCATCTTTTATTCTTTACACTTCTTTTCTTCCATAACAACCTTTCCATCTTTCTTCCATATACCTTAAACCTTTTTCCTTCTTTTCTTTTTTCTTCCATAACAACCTTTTTCTTTACACCTTCTTTTTTCCTTTTCTTTACTATTTTCTATTTTTCCTTCCTTTATTTTTCCTTTCTATTATTCCTTGTTCCTAAGGACAGTCCTAAAAACATCCTTCAATAAAATCAGACCTTTCTGTCACAAATGTGTTTCCTTAACACATTACCCTCCTTTATTCCATCCCTGTGGCCGGAACTTCCTATTGCCGGAACAGGAATTGGTTTTGCTGGAATAGTTAATTACTGGAATACATAAATACTGTAACAATTGTTTGTGTATTATACACAATAAACAAAAAAAGTGATTGCATTTATTTGCTAGTTGTGAGATAATGCCTTTTATCTAGGTCAGATTCTCTTTCTCTGGTTCGGTTCACCGCGAGAGCGACTTGGCTGACCAGGTCAAATCTGACCTTGCTCTTTGATATACGGCCAGAAGACAGGAGGGGTTGCTACTACAACTCTTGTTTGGTGTTGTTAGGTCAAAAATAGTACGCCTAAGAATACCACCAATGTTACCTAGAAAACTCTAGGTATTCTCTTGTTTAGTATGGCTCTGAGCTAGAACACTTATTGTTTAGGCTTGTTCTGAATAGATACTCTTTGGTATTCTGTGCGTATGAACACTCTCTGAAGAGCTATCAATCACTGAACAACAGTTTAGAAGTGTAAAGTCTTAATATAGCTAAGAAACCTTATTTTAGTGTGCTTGTGGCAAGTAAGGCAATTCTTAAAACTAGTTAAGTATCTCTCTAAATTGTCACGTATCAGTGACACAACAAGACGAACACTACTAGCCAGCCTGACTTTTTAAAAGTCTTGAAGATATTTGACAAATGAAGCGTAGGTAAAAAGAATGGTTATTATAACAATTCTTAATGAATTACTTCTTAAAAGTAACAATACTTAAGAATTGTTTACTATTCTAGGTTGATGTGCTGTAAAACAATAGTAGAACCTGTTTTAAGCACACCTACAACAACAATTCACGCCTGCTAGGCGTGCACTGAACTAGTACACGTACTGATCTGTATTTCTTCGGCTCGTAGCCTTTAGAATACGTCAGAATATAATTGGTCTGTTTCGGTGAAAACATGAATTGTTGGCAATTCTTGGCTTTAGCATAGTTACTGTGCGGCTAAAGCACTCTACATTTTAAGTCTCTTATCTTAACACTAGTCAGCCACAAGTGAAGATATTTAGAATAAAATGTGGTTAAATATAAGAATTGTCGCATGACAATCAAGCATACTTAAGGCTACTTATTTATATAAATAGGTAGCCTTTTTTATTGGTATTTATATAAAGAGTTAATTTTTTGAATAATAATAAAGGGGTTTTTATGGCAACAAATCGTGGCGGTAACAAACCTTCAAGAGTTGTTACCATGGCTATTTCAGCAGACATGGTTACAGGCTCATACCACCGTGAAAGGCAAAGAATTGATAATAGTGTTAAGAAAAGAATTGATAAGAACTCTAAGAAAAAGTTTAGAGTTCTTATTGAGCGTAATGCTCAAGAAAGAATTCTCAGAAACAGAAGAAAAAAGAACGCTAAATCTAAGAACTCTTAAATAGTTTTAAGGCTTCTTATGGTTGAGTGTTTTATTTTTAGTAACCTTTATTATAGGAGTGTGTTATGTACACCGAGTATGATTTTGTTTATCTGGTGCGCGATGAGAAAGGCGACATTCAAATTCTTCTTTTTGAAGAAATATCTGATTGGAATGCGGTCGTTTGCTGCTTAAAAACTACACCTAAAGGTGTAGTTGAGGCACTAGAAGAATAGAATAGTTACTAATTTTAAGAAGACTAAAGGCTATATGCTTTTAGTCTTCAATTATTTTAACAACACTTAAACAAAGGGGTTCTTATGGCTAAAGTTCTTTTCGTTACTCATTCTACTTTTGCAGAAACCACCGACAACAATCCCATCGTGAATATGATTTTGGGATTGAACACGCCATGGGAAACTCACATGGCAGAAAATGATGGAAATGTTAAGGTGTCTTTTCACTACGCAGCACAAGATGAAGTGCTCTTGTCGCAAGAGTGCTACGCCTTGAGCTTAGAAGCGCAAGAACTTGGCCAACGCTACTTTGAACAAGGCTCCCAAGTTGTGTTTGACGAGTTGTGGTCAGTCCCATTCTTTGATGTGCTTGTTGACAACGATTGTTGGCAAGTGGTGTTCTTTGTTAACTGTGAAGAAGATAGTGAAGGAATCATGGCCAACAGTGTTCTTGTGGCCAACATCACTTTAAATTAGTTACTAATTTAAAGAGCACCAGAGCCAACTCTCCCTGGTTCTGGTGCTTGAACATTTTAGTAACCTTTAACTTAGGAGTTCGTATGAACAAGATTAAAATTCTTATTGGTGATGTTGCTTTTTTGGCAGACGTAATTCTTACACACCCGTGTATTGAACTAAGAGCCAAAGATGTCTCTCTACAAGAAATTCAAAGAGGAATCAGAGAAGACCTCAGATGCCGTGAATCCCGCCTAGGTTACTTCTGGGACTCTTATAATACTGAGCTTCATGAAGAAATCATTAGTGTTCTTAAAGACGCTAATGGTTTTTTCGCAGAAGAATATGAGTGGGATAACTTGAATCCCGCCGATGTTCTTCTTCTATACCGAGTACAAAACGGAAAAGTGTACTGGCTCAAGGTTTATGTAGAAGAGGTAAACCTTAGAGCTTAACATAGTTTACTAACATTGAGAAGCCTAGAGGTAAGACTTGTTGCCTCTAGGCTTCAACTATTTTAGTAACCATAAAAACATGGAGTTTACCATGAGTACCAAGAATCGTAAAAATATATTTAAGAATAGTTATGTTAATTCAGTAAAAGACTACCAAGATAATGAGTACTTGGTAGAAAATAAAGTCTCCCATTTCTGGTGGGACACCAATAGGGACTATGTTGCTCACTCAACT